TGCCTCGCCTGATGCAAGGCAGAATCTTTCTTCTCAATAGCCGCAATAATTTCCTCTGTTTTCATATGCTCTCCTATTTCCGGCGTCCAACGGAGCCGCCTTTTACTATGTTCCCGTTAGTGTCATTGTTCCGGTTTGAGTAAGCCAAAGTAGACATGTCTATTCGCTTCTCGTCTCGGTGCATGGCGTGTCTCGCGTTTGCTACCTCCGCATCACGAATCGCTTTTTTCAGACAGTCGTAATTGCTACCCTCCAATTTGCGCAGTAAGTCAATGTCTCTGTCGGCATTGTGATCCCACATCCATGTATTGATTTTGGGCAAGTGTGCGGCAGCAAAAACCCGTACCCCTACGTACCAAGGTAGCCCTATGGGTGGAATTCGTTTTAGTGGGGGGTCACAATCTACCGCGTACTTGCCACTCAGCGCGGCGAACAATTTAAGGGCATCCCCCACGTTCGCATTAGTACGCCAAGTTTTTATCAGCGCCGCATCCCAGTTCTTTTGATCGCTCATAATTTAAAAATGGCAGACGCCACCCCCACAATAAATGCTACCAACCCAACAGCTGCAATGGCCGTTACCGCCCATACCAACATGTCAGCCCACTCACTAAACCCATCATCCAACTCCCGCCAATCCCCAATAGGACGCGGCTCCACCGGATTTTCCTTAGTGTCTCGTTTCACCAGCATCATCACCCTCCTCATCAGATTCATCATCATCTTCCTCCTCAATATCAATCGTCTGCACTTTCGTGTCCCGATACGCAGACATCACCGCCCCCAACAACTCATGCAAATCCATACTCTGCAACTTCGCTAACGCCGCCACAGCAACCACCATCCCACCTAATGACCTAGGATCCTCCATATCCTGCGGATCATCACCCCCTATGTACTCCAACAACAGCCCCGCAGCTATCGCACAATCCTCACGAAACTCACCATCATCCGGGTTATTAGGATCAAACATATATGCACTCTTAGTTAAAAATTTAGTTACGTTTATCATAGCTCGTCGTACCAATCATCTATCTGAATGAATAAATCAAAAAAATCATCCTCAGTCAATAACGACGTAACATCCAAGGTCCCCGGACCATGGACCACGCTTACCTTAAAAATTCTGGACTCACCATTCTCATCGAGACCATATTCGACCTGCACGGGCAAATTAAGTAATAAGTCTGCCGTGTACCGCGCTTCAGGGACTAACATACACTATCCTTTCTGTTGTTCACTTGTTAAGATGGGTACAGTTTAGGTTCAGGGGCTACAGAAGTCAACCAGTTTGTGTCGAAATTCATAGGGGTTTACCCTAATAAATGGCTGTTTTTGCGGAAACCTATAGAGATATTTCTGGAGAAAATAAAAAAAATATTTTTTTTGTGAGATTTGACGTAATAGACGTAATGCCGTAATAAGTGAGTGTTTATGCGGGTTTTGGGCTAGTCGGTGACATTACGTCTGTATTTTAGACGTAATTTTCTGGGGGGTTGTCGCATTTTAATTTTTTAGTTTTAATTTTTCTTTTTCTCAGACTGCCCTATATAGGTTTTGAAAATAGGTTGAGGCCCCTGTGTACACTAGATATACTTAGGCAACAGATAACACAAGGAAATCGTTTTGATACAGATTGAAGCAGGGATTGTAATCCCTAGTCACCGTTCGATGTACCCGTTTTCAGAGATGCTACCGGGCGATAGCTTTCTTGTACAAGACCGTAAGAAAGCAGACTCAGCTAGGGTGGCATCCATTCGCTTTGTCAAGCGCCAAGAGCCCGATTGGGCCTTTGTTATGCGCAAGGTGGCGGATGGCTGGCGCATCTGGCGGACTGCCTAATGCCAAAGCGCGACGTTTGGAACGTTCCCCCTGTTGTCCCTGACAAGGCAAAGAATCGCCTTGCGACCGAAGTAAAGCCGCTGCGCAAGCAAAAGGTATTGAATGCTAAGGAATGGAAGTTTGTCCAAGAGTATGTGTCAGGAGATGGCCGGGTCACTTTGAAAGAGGCGGCTATCCGGGCAGGGTATAAAGAGGGCAGCGCGTCAGTTATGGCGTGGAAGTTGACCAACCCGAAAGAGTATCCTCATGTTGTGGCTGCAATTCAGGCATATCGCGCCGAATTGGCTTCTAAGTACAACACCAGCTATGAGCGGCACATGCGGGACTTGCAGGTCATCAGGGATAAGGCCATGGACAGCGGAGCATGGGCGGCTGCGGTGCAGGCGGAGTACCGCCGGGGCCAAGCCCTTGGGACTATTTATGTCGAGCGCAAAGAGATCAGGCACGGCACCATTGATAGCATGAGCAAAGAAGAGGTGCAGCGCAAGCTGGACGAGTTAAAGCAGCTGTACGGTCCCCCGCCTACTGCCTTGATCGATGCGGATAGCGGGCAAGTATTGGATACCATTGAGCGGGAGAAAGACCCTGTTTTTGATCCCGGCGTGGCCGAACCGCCATTAGATATTTTCGAGCGGGATAATGACAATGGCCCTGACGCCTGAGGCTAGGTTTTCCGCGAGGGTCCGCGATGGGTTGAAGGCATGCGGCTGTGATGTTGAGCGCATTGAAAACCGGGTGAACCTTGGGGTGTCCGATATGGTCATTGGCGTCGGCCCCTTGTTTGTCACGGTGGAATTGAAGGTTGTAGCTCGTGGGCTACAAGTGAAGCTGCGACCGCATCAAATATCGTTTTTGACCCGGCATGCCTTGAAGGGCCGCCCGGCTTTTGTCCTTGTTAAATACGATGCTGCCGACGAGGTGCGGTTATATCATGGCCGCCAAGCCGTCGAGCTTGCGACCGAAGGTTTACGGCTGCAGCCGATAGCAGCGTGGCCGTCCCGGGGCATGCCTTGGGATAAACTATCAGAAGCCCTTAGCCAATAGAAAATAATCATTGGACAGTCGGACTTGCTGGGTTATTATTGCTTTGCGTTTTCGCAATTTTAGAAAGGATAGAGAGATGACACACGATCAGTTTATTGATCGGCTGGCCTTAGAGGTTGCCGATAGCATGGACCACGATAACCTTTGGTTTTTCGCTGTTCGAGTATTGGGCGATGAGTATTCACGTCTTAGTAATGATGAGCTGGCCGCGACTGTTGCGAGCCATGCCCCCCAGCTGCTGGATGAGTTAATGGAGTTGCCGAAATGAAAAAAGAGCCTGATTATTTCGCTATCTCCCGTGTATGGGATGAAGGCGTTGCTTGCGCGGACTGCATGCATTGTCATACTCGTAAAGAGACCCGGCCATATGGTGAAGGTTCCGTTTATGAGACTTTCCGGGAATGCGATATTCTGGACGAGCTGGCCGATGGGGATTGCCCCGGCCTTGGAACGAATTAGGGTTTCACCTAAGTCGGGCTTAGAATTTTAGAGGCTATACTAAGCCCTCACCAACTAGAAAGGATAGAACGATGATTAAAACCGTCACACAATCAGGCAACAAAAAAACCGGGGCGATAGCGGTAACTTATCGCGCTGGGAAGACTAGCCCCTACGGGAGCTGCCCGGCCACTTGTTCACTCATGCCCGCGAATCATTGCGGAACCGTTGAAATCGACCCGGAATATATGGCCGCTGTTGAAAACGCAGTACCCCGTCGTGGTATCGCGTGGACTTATTCACATTTCCCAGCCGAAGCCCTGCCCCTGCCGAAGAAGGGTAAAACCGTTTTTAATGCGAGCTGCGAGACGGTGGCGGAAGCCGTGCGAGCGGTAGAGCTTGGCCGCCCTGCTGTTATGGCCGCCGGGTTAGATACCGTGGGGAGCTGGCCGCGTAAGGTGCATGGCGTGCAGTTTGCACAATGCCCCGCGGAACTGTCCGACAATTTCAGCTGCGCACAATGTGGCGGTGGTTCCCCGCTATGTGCGCGTGGTGACCGTGGATTTGTCGTGGTGTTTATCGCGCACGGAACCAGCAAAAAGAAAGTCGGCGCAGCCGAAAAGGGGGGCTGCTATGGTTCAAGTGGTCCCGTGATGATTCAATGGAAAGCCGCGCAGGATAAGGGCTTGGAAAACGACGCGGAGGCGCTGGGTAGATTCGCGGCAACATTACCGCCCGGTTCGATGTTGCGGCACCATGTCGTCGGTGATGTGGGGGTGGCGATATGATTTTAATTTTAGTAGTAGCGGCTATTTTTTATATTGGCTGGGTTTTATTTGATAGCTAAGGGAAAGCCCTAATATGCGAGCCTTAATTTCAGGCTAAAATTGATTCACCGCTGCACGTCGTAGCGGTTTTTATAAAGGATAGAGTAATGTCACATATGATTGATGAAACTACGGGCACCGCCGCAATTGCTTATGCAGGCGCGACACCATGGCACGGACTAGGGCAGGCGTTAACGCCCGGACAGTCAATTGAGACGTGGACAAAAGAAGCCGGGCTAGACTATACGGTTCTGGAAAGCCCCGTGATGTATGACAGCCCCGCGGCTAGTGTTCCGCAAGTATGGCCTAATCGCAAGGTTTTGCACCGTAGCGACACCGGGGCACCGCTGGCCGTAGTGAGTGACAATTACAACGTTGTCCAGCCGTCCGCCGTGATGGGCTTTTTTAGCGAGCTGGTGAGAATCGGGGGCTTTGAGATGGAAACCGCCGGAGCCCTTAGCGATGGCCGCCGGGTTTGGGCGCTGGCTAAAGTAGGCGATGCCGCCCCGGTGGTGGACGGTGACCTAGTCAAGCCTTATATTTTGCTGGGCACGTCATACGATGGCACCATGGCAACCGTGGCAAAGTTTACCGCTATACGCGTGGTTTGTAATAACACCATAACCGCCGCCGTGGGGGGATACAGTAACGGGGCACCGATACGCGGGGAAGCCGACAGCGAGAAAGGCTATTTAAAGTCCGCGGTGCGTGTATTGCATAGCGCGAATTTTGACCCGGACAGCGTCCGCTTACAGCTGGGTATTGTGGCGAATCAATTCGAGCGTTTTATGGTGACCAGCCGCCAACTTGCAGGCGAAACCATGAGCGCAGCCGAAGCCGATAGTTTCGTGGCCGAATTGCTCAAGCCCTATCACACAAGCCGCTTGGATATTAGCGAGAGCAAAGCATATAAGCGCATCATGCAGTTGTTCAACGGTGCGGCTATTGGCGCGGACATACAAGGCGTGGCTGGTACGCGCTGGGCGGCACTCAATGCCGTTACCGAGCTAGTTGACCATGAGCGCGGACGCACGGCTAATACGCGCATGGAAAGCGCATGGTTTGGCACGGGTTCTGCCCTTAAAAACCGCGCTTTAGAGCTACTTTCTGCCTAATTGCTTAACCTGCCCCATAATTGCCCAAAATACGGGTAATCGTGGGGCTTGTGGCTTTATTAGGTGCTTTTTTGTCATGTTGCTTTTACTGGTGTAAACCGGTTCCGGGGTGCTTGTCGCTTGGTGCGTGAGACGTGGCGCGCGGTGCGTGCGCCGTGTTGCATGGTTCGGGGCACGGGAACCGTGCCCCGTGGGGCTTTATCTATTGGGGGTTTGTGATGTATTTGTTTTTTATTGAAACCGCGAGCGGTGAGCGTGTGGTGTGGCGGGGCTTGTCGCGCCACATGGCGGTGCGGATGTACAACGCCACGGGGCGGTGCGCGGTGGCCAAGCGCTGGGGCTGGGAGGAGGAAAGGGAACCGTGCGCCGTGGGGCTGGACAATGATTGTATTTCTGGTGTATAATTACTGAACCGCACCAGCTGGTGCGGTTCAACTAGAAAGGATATTCATCATGGGACTCGATATGTATTTGACCGCTTCCGCTAATATGCTGGACAGCGAGGGCGTAGAGATTGAGGGGCTGGATGCTGGCGGCATGGAGATTGCCGCCGTGGAGTATCGCGCGGGCTACTGGCGCAAGGCTAACGCGGTGCATGGCTGGTTTGTCCAGCACGTTCAAGGCGGCGAGGACAACTGCCGCCCGTATGAGGTGGAGCGCAAACAGTTGGAACAGTTGCGCGACTTGTGCGCGTATATCCTGAAAGATAAGGACACCGCCGGACTGCCGCCGACGGCTGGTTTTTTCTTTGGTGCCGCCGAAATCGATGATTGGTACTGGGAAGACCTGCGCTTGACGGTGAATATATGCAATAACGCGCTGGGGCTGGCGGACAGCGGGCGCCATTATTGGACATTTAATTACCAGTCCAGCTGGTAATTCTGGGGTATAATTCAGGCATGCACCCGGCCGGGTGCATGCAACTAGAAAGGCATAGAGATGACAAAATTTGACTTGACCCAGTATCGTAACCGGATGTTCGCCGACCGCGGCACGGACATCAACGACGCATTAGACTATGCGTTATCCTTGACCACCGGAAACCCTGAGGGGTTAACGGCCATGTATGTGGTGTTGAATACGGTAATCAACGCTGTGCAGGCCGACAGCCTAGCGTCCGCCGCGGTGGCCGCCGCCGCCCCTGAGCCTGAGCGTATGCCGACCGCGGTTATCATATCCGCCGCGGTGCGCGATTGGCTGGCGGACAACGCCAGCGAGATGGTGTCCGACTGGTGCGAGGACAACGCCAACGAAACTATCACCGACTGGTGCGGTGACAACCACGACGTGGAGGACTGGCTGGGCGAGCACGCCGACTCGCTCATTGAGCATTGGATGAACTACAACGCCAAGCATAGCGTGGAGGAAATAGTCACCGAAAAGGTGGAGAGCATGAGCTTCACAGTCAGCGCAAAAGTGTTATAATTGACCCAGCCCCACCGTCCGGTGGGGCTTAATCAGAAAGGATATTTATCATGACTCATACAGTCAAAACCATCACTATCGGTCACACCACGCTGGAGCTACCAGCCAGTATGCCCAACAAGGATATCCAGCAGTTGGCTGGATACTTGGCAACTCTCCGCCGCGTGGAGAGCCACGGCCTCTGGGCGGCGGAATACCAGACGGTGTTCTACGTTGACACCAACGGCCCGACTATTACGCTAGGCGAGCATGAGGTACACACCAAGCATGAGGCCGATGAACTGCAGGCCGCCGACCGATTAGCACGCGAGGCGAAAGAGAAAGCAGAGCGCGCAATGGGGTAACCCCCTACTGGGGCAACCGCCCCAGTCGCATAAGCCAGCCCCGTGGGGCTGGCTTTTTTATTGCCTAATCGCAGAGGGATTAGGCAGGCAGCGTGCAATAGGTACATACCCCTATTGACACGGCACGCGCCGCGTGCCGTGTCTCTCTCT